CTAATCGCTCCGCTTGCCATCTCGCTAAGCACGTCGGTAATAGCCTTGGTCGCGTTCTTAAACGCTAGGCGGCCCATTCCTTGCATCTCGCCAGAGCCGGTTTGCGGCGGCTGTTGGCCTTGCGGGTTCTGATTCGCGTTAACCATTGCCAATTGCTGCTCAGCCGGCGTCAACAAACCAAGTTGACGACGCAGCCGATCTTCTTTTGCTCGCTGATAAAAAACGTTTTTCCACGACTTGCCGCGGGCCCCAAGCTCTGTTTGATAGTCGCTCATGTAAGCATCGATCGACGCCTGAGCGGTTTGCTGTTCAACACTTGGGTCGACCCATTCCCAGTCCGGCATTTGCCACTCAACCGGCGCGGCCGTGTTGCGATCGTCAAGCAAATCAACCGCAGTAGGAAATCCGACAACGCCAGCCGATGCCGCTTGTTCACAAAATGCGTTCCAAATCGGTTGGCAAAGGTGATTTCGCAAGTATTGCTGCCAGCAACGAAACCGTCGTCGGTCTTCAAGCTGGCTCGTTCTGCTGCTGCTGTAATTCGTCTTCGAATAGTCGCGGGCGACCACTTCATAAGATAGGCCAGTGCCAACCGCGATGCCGCGTAGGATTAATTCAATCCACGGGCCAGCGTTTGCGTTCGGCCTGCCTGGATTAGCCGACTCGATCGACTCGTTCGGCCCGAGGTGCATGATCATGCCGGGCTGCAAGTAGTCGTATTGATTTCCTGACTTATCCGAGGTGTCGCCGCCGTCTGGATCGGTTAAAGAGTTGATCGGCGTTTCGGTCTTGATTGCCATCGTGAAACAAGATGCAACCGCCGACGCTTGAAGCTCGTTATCGACGTAGACGCCCAAATCGCGCAGCCATTGCATCGCGGGTGCAAACCACGATACGCCGCGGCTTTGGCCGATGCGGTCGCGTCGGTACAGATGGATAATCTCAGTCGCCAAAATGCGTTCTGGCGTTCGCCTCAAAACGTATGGGCTGTTCGGGTGCTCTGGATAAATCCAATAGGCGATTGGCTTGCCGAGGTCATCGATTTCGACGCCGCGAATGATGCGGTTCTGATCGCTGTTGCGCGCCAAGTATTGATCTTTGTCCGTCGCCAGTCGATCCGCTTCGATTAGCTCAAGAGCAAGCGGCACCGGCCTTGCAATGCCACGAAACTCTTTGCCCGAAGTTCTGACGATCTTCACCAGCACTTCGCCAGCTTCGACGATTTCGCGTTGGCAAAGTGCCTGCATCTCTTCGAAGGTGTGCAACCCGTTAACGTCGCACGCTTCCGACCAATCTTGCCAAGCCTTGTCACGGATCTCGTTGACGTTTTCAACGTCTTCACCAATCGGCGTTTCGAGCGTGCTTTGTGCCTTTATGCCGCAACCGACAACACTTGAGACAATCGTATCGACCACGCCCCAAGCGTAGGCGTTATCACGAACCAACGCTCTTGCCCATGCCCTTAAAGAATCGGCACCCTGCGGGCCAAGTAGCTCTTGGTCAGCCGATTGATTTTTTGGCCGCTTGTTGGAGTTTAAGCGGTTGTTTTCGCCGCCTTGATATGACCGCTCAAATAGCTTTCGAGCGTGTGCACGACGCAGTGCCCATCGCGGGGCGATAACAGAGATAGCACGATCAAGAGTTCGCCCGATCATCGGCTTACCCTCGACATTCGGCCAAGCCGTATCGCGGTGCCGTTTTCTCTGGCAAGCTGGCGGGTAAGCATGTCCCGCTGCGCCATTAGCTCGCCTAAATCAAGCTTAGAGACCGACCGATTACCGATTGAATATGACGACGCCCCGCCCGTTAGCAAGGCGCTGATCGCTGCTTCGATTTGGTTCAATAATGTGGCGGTCTGCGACATGACTTAACGGTAAGCCATTCGCGTCCGCTTGCAATGGAATTTCGGGCCTAGTTACTACGCTCGTAGTAACGTTTTCACCCATGAAGCTTTGAGCCTGCGCCCAGGTCGCTCCGCAGTACTTGCATTTGCAATACCTGACGCTGCCCTTCGTCGCATAGACGACGCTGTAGGATTCGCCCTTTGGCCTGATCGCGGCACAACTACTGCACGGACGCGGGTTGAACCGCTTCGGCTCTGGCGGTGCCGGTTGTGCATCTTGCTCTTGCTTGGCTTGTTTTCGCTTGCTCATTAGCTCTATCCTCCTAGTAACGCCTCTGCGGTATCCATCCACCAGCGCGGGTTCTAAATCTTCCGTGCGGTTTCGCCCTGTTTGTGATCGGCTTCGGTGCGTCTGCGTTGATTTGCCTTGCCGATACCTGCGACTCGCTTTCGCCGATTAACTTCACCTTGCAAACTTCAGTCGCTGCCGATGCCATGCAAAGAGCGTCGAAAAAGTGATTGTTAGCATTGACGCGGTTCCAAAACGTTTTCGATCCGCGGCCCTCTTTAAATTCGCTCACAAGTTCTTCGGCTGCGATGTGTTGAGCGAAGGTCAAGTGCTTTTTGTTGCCGTCTGGATGAAACAGCGAAAGCGACCCGCGACGCAGCATGTTATTTTCGTCGAACGTCGGAGTTAAAAATCGCTCGTGTACCCATTGCTTCCAATAGTCTACGTCCAATTCATACAACCAAACTTTCGACGGCTGCAAAAACTGAGCGTGTAGCCTTTCGCCTGGAATGCAAGTCGGCGATGCCGTGCGGCGTGGCTTGTAGTTGGCGAGCCCTTTTGACGGGTGGAACTTGCCGCCAACTTGACGACAAAACTCGTAAGCCGCGTTCGTGAACGTGCCCGAATCGATCAACGTAAAATCGATCGGCCTTTGCTCGCCTGACGCATCGACAAGCGGACGCGAAAGCATTTCATCGCGCCACCGCAATAAAGCCTTGTAAATCATCGGTTCGCTTGCTTCGTTGTCGGTCGTGTTGTCAGTTCCTGTCACCTCGGCAATTCCGTAGTCGATCACGACGCCACCGGCACCCCTCCACCATCCGCAGATAACCCAATGGCAAGCATATTTCCCAAGGTCAATCGCTGCCGTAACCGAAACCGTGTTTGCCGGCAGTTGTCGCCGTGCTAGTCCGCTTATTCTGCTCGATACGATGTCGGCCGAAATGCCGTTACCAACCGGTCCAGTTTCTGGCGGAGGGTCGTTATCGTATTCGGTCGCCACCGCCTTTTCGCCGTAGTCCGCGACTTTGTTGTAGTAGGCTTGGATCGCCGATAGCTCAAGCAGTTCGCCGTCGGCGTGCGGTCTCTGGTCGAAGCTGTAAGGATTGCTGATCGCCGCCCCGCGTTCGATGTCGTCTTTGTTGTCTCGCCAGAATCGGAAAGCGTCGCGGGCGTCTGGATCGCTCGATGATCGCTCTTGCCTCATTGTGATGTATTGCTGCACCAAATCCATCCGATCCGGCTTTTGCACCAGCATCCGAAACCGCTCGCCGCGCCAGTTTGGCTTTAGCTTCGGATCGGTGTACTTGTACGCAATCGACTTGCGGTTTTGAGTTGTGCAAAGCATTAGCCGCGAAACTCGGCGACCCGAAGCCCCGAGCCCCGATATATCTTGCTCGATGATTTCTTCGTTTTTACCGATCAGCGTATCGGATGCCGCTGCCTCTCGATCCTCGATGTCGTCGATAATTGCAAGCGACGGCCTGCGGTCGTAGTAATTCGTCCCGCGAATCGATCCATCGACGCCAACGGAAGCGACGATCTGGCCGCAGCTTGCCGGCTCGACTTCATTCGGCCACGATGCCGGTAGTTGATTGCGTTTGATTGTCGGTAGGATGATATGGTCGGAAGCCATTTCAATGCCGGTAGGCTTGCCGCCTGCGGTTTGCATCCTAGCCCGTGACGACCAAGCCCCGACCGCTCGGAACGGTATGCCGATCTCTGGGTAGTCCGCGATGAACATTTCGGATTGCTGCAACCGTTCGCGAATCGTTTTAAGTTCGCCCTCTGATTTTTTTTGGTTCTTACCGATCACGATCACGAAAGGCGATAAGCGGCGGACCATTAAATAAAGCCCGCCATACATCGCCAGCCGCGTTTTGCCTTCGCCTCTCGCACCTGCTATCGCTTTGTCGCCGCCGTAGATTGCGGCTTCGACAATGGCCTGTAGCATTCGCGATCGGTCTGTCGTAAACGGCTGAAAAAAAGTGTCCGGGAAATAGGTTCGTAGCCAAACTTCGGCCGACTCTTCGGCGGTCAAGCGGCGGTCGATATTTGCAGGATTAGGTATCTTGAGGTCGCGGGCGGCGGCTCGCTTTTCCGCCATTAAGCGACGTTGCGATTCTCGCTCATCGTAAATCGGTTGCGTCGGCTGTTGTTTCAACGCTACTATCGCTGCCGCCGCTCTGTCCTTCGGCATTTGCGATAAGACCGACGTCAATGCCGAGGTCTCTAGCGATCGCATCCAATCGATCGTGCTCGGTTCGAAGGCTAACATCTACCGCCTTATGTTCGTCCGCTTGGTTCTGTGCCTCTGCCGCTAACAGTGCTTTGCCAGCCGATATTCGGTCTCTTGGCTTCGCGTCGCCGCTTAGCATGATGCCGAGCATCGTTCGGATGATCGCGTTCCGTTGCCGGTCGTCTATCGGCCATCGCTGCCGAAGTGCCCGTGCTTCTAGCTGTAGTTCGCGGTTCAATGATTTTTGCCTTTTTTGAGATTTTGTATCTACACCGCTTGCAATACTGTCCGACAATTATTATCGTTAGGGCATACAAACAACACCCGCCAACCAAAAGGCAACAAAATGAACAAGCCAAAAATCACCGCCGACGCCGCATACGAAAACGCCCACCTAGTCGCCCAAGACATGATTGCAAAGCTAGCCGAAGTCCTTTTCGAAATGCCCGCCCCAGGCGACGACACGGCCAGCCCGATCAACTGGGGCCATGTCGGCACCCTTAACGAAGTAAACGCCCGCCTGACCGACCTGATCAAGTTTGTCAAAAACGAAGATTGATAGCCAACAACCCAGCAACCCAGGAGACCGAAACTATGACCATTGACCAACTGATCGCACGCCTTGAAGAGTGCCGGGATGAAATTGGCGGCGATGCCGAGGTTCGATTGATGACGCAAAGGAACTGGCCGTTTGAAAATTCGATCTTTGGCGTTACGACCGGCGCCGAGATGAACGAATCCGACGACGACGACGACGACAACGCCGAGGATGATGGCGTGGTGTATATCGTCGAAAACGAACAGCTTGGCTACGGTTCCAAGCGCGCCTGGAATTGTGCCTTCTAGCAATTGTCTCCACGCCTTAACGGCAGCCGCTAAACCGGCGGCCGTTGCAATTACGGAAAAACCAATGCCAAAAAAAACAACCGCCAATGATCGCATCACGTTTCGCCCTGGCGACCTTTCGGCCCCGCTTGATAAATGGTGCAAAGCCAATGGCGCAACGCACAGTAAGGCTATCCGTGCGGCCCTATCGCTGATGCTCAAGGTGTCGCCCCCGTCGATGCCGGTCGGTCGGCCGCCTGTAGCGTCGCCTTCTGGCCGGTCAACGTCTCCCACCGCTTGACGATGACGTCGCAATATTGCGGGCTGATCTCCATGCCGTAGCACTTGCGGCCCAGTTGCTCGGCGGCGATTAGGGTTGTGCCGCTGCCGAGGAACGGGTCATAGACGTCGTCGTCTGGTCCGCCGTGGTTTTGAATCGGGCGAGCCATGCACTCCAATGGCTTCTGTGTCGAGTGGCCTGTGTCTTTGCGATTCGCCTTGTTGATCCGCCACAATGTCGTCTGTGTGCGATCCCCACTCCATCGTGCCGTTTTGCTTTTTCGTACACCATACCAGCACGGTTCGTGCTGATGATGATAATGGCCACGGCTTAGAACACCCTGCTCTTTTGCCCAGCAAATCAAGGCACGCAAGTCGAACGTATTTACAATCAGGCTTTCCGCAACCAGCGGGCTTTTGCAGCCTGCATGCCACACATACACAACATCACCTTCAAACAACGCCCACGCTTCCCTCCAGTCCGCTCGGTCGTCATTCATGACAACGCCGACTGAATTATTCTCACAACCTTCTATCCCCGCATCTTCTCTCCACTGTGCGTTGTACTCCACCCCATACGGCGGGTCCGTCACCATTAAGAACGGCTTGCGATCACCGAGCAGCCGCCGCACATCTTCCGCCTTTGTCGAATCCCCACACAGCACCCGATGCTGTCCAAGAATCCACAGGTCGCCCGGCTTGGTGATCGGATCGACCGGCGGTTCCGGCACTTCGTCTTCGGTGATTTCAGCCGGATCAACGCCGTCGATGTCTCCTAAAAGCTCTTCTAGCTCTTCATCCGTAAACCCTGCCGATGCTAACAGTTCCTCGTCTTCGGCAAGCAGCCCGTTAAGCTGTGCGGCCAAAACGTCGTCATCCCATTCGGCAAGTTCGGCAGTTCGGTTGTCCGCAATGGCGTAGGCGATTGCTTCGCTGCTTGTAAGGTCCGTCCGCACGATCTGGATTGTATCCCACCCAAGTTGCTTGGCCGCTTCTAGGCGACAATTTCCGACGCGTACGACGTTGCTCTTATCGACCACCAATGGGATCTGTTGGCCGAAGCGGCGGAAGCTCGCGATCACCGTTTCGAGGTTCCGGGCCCCGTGCTTTCGAGCGTTGGCAGGGTCGGGGCTAATCGAGTCGATGGGCACCGTCTCGACGGCCATCGGCGAGGGTGGCGACGGATCGGCCCCCTTACCCCCTGATTTTTTGCTGCGTTCCTGAGTCATTTTTCGAGCCTTAACAGACTAACTTACTTACGGAGAAATGAAGGTCTTTTTGC